CTGCCCGTTACAAAGTGTGCGAGACTTGAAGCTCCTGTATCGGGATTTCCCCGATTTGTGGGCGGAGCTGAAACGCCTGAATGATGGCGTGATTCGCAACAACAAAGAAGAGTGGCAAGGAGTTCTGTATGAATTTAAGCAGATGAAGAGTACAGACAATACGCTGGCGCAATGGGAAGCACGGTTTAAAAAAGAGATTGAGTTCGAGAAGCGAGAAACGAGTTTGTTCTGATGATTGTGCGAAGGAGAATCAAGCAAAAAATGCGGAAGTATCCGAAGTGGATTAAAGACGAGGAATATGTTGAACGTGCGATGGAAAAATTTGCTAATCACAAAGCACGAGTAGTCCTCAATAATGAGCGGCTGTTTATAATTGATTGGCAATGGGAAAATGGCGATGCCGTAAATGAAATGCGGTACATTTTGGATAAAGAGCATGGGGTATTTACACTGTACGGAGATTTAGGAGAGGCTATTGCTTACTTTAGCTATCGTGTTGAAGTTGAAGATTTACTCTCTTATCTGTACATGTGTTCATACGATTATTTCGTAGAAAAAATAGTAACAAGAAGCCAGTATGACTTTGATTACGTACTTGGAGATCAAGAAATCGAGAAAAGCGTATCAAAAGTGTATTTATGGGTGCTGTGTTTTTTCATGGCTTGCGAGGATGCAGGATTGAGACGGTGATGAAAAGGGAAAATTTTAGAAAAGAGGGGGGAATAAAAGTGATAACGCTAGGAAGTTTGTTTGACGGTATCGGCGGGTGGCAGCTTGCTGCAGTGAGAAACGGAGTAAAGCCGCTTTGGAACAGTGAGATCGATCCATTTCCTGCGAGCGTTACGAAAAAGCATTTCCCGGACACGATTCAGCTGGGGGATGTAACGAAAATCGACGGCGCGGAAATTGCGCCCGTCGATATCATATGTGCCGGAAGCCCGTGCCAGGATCTTAGCATCGCAGGAAAGAGAGCAGGGCTAGAAGGAAAGAGGTCGAACCTTTTTTATCATGCAATGCGGATTGTAAGAGAAATGAGGGAGAAAACGAATGGAGTATACCCAAAATTCTTTGTTTGGGAAAACGTCACAGGGGCATTCTCAAGTAATAGAGGGCGTGACTTTCAGTCTGTGCTTGAAGAAATCGGACAAACCGATATTCCAATGCCTCGTGGTGAAAGATGGGCAAGAGCCGGAATGGTTAGAAGCAAAGACTGCGGAATCGCATGGCGAGTGCTTGACGCTCAATTTTGGGGCGTCCCCCAACATCGAGAGAGAATCTTCCTTGTCGCAGGTTTTAGAGGATGGGGGGGGTACGTCCAGGTACTCTTTAACCCCGAGAGCGTGCGCGGGAATACTTAGACGAGCAAAAGAAAGGGGGAAAAAGTTACCCGAAACATTGGCGAACGTGTTGAGAAAGCAGGCGCAGGATGGAGACTGAAATTTTCCCTACGAAAAGCTATACCGAGATAAAGCAAGGACTTCCCGCAAGTACGCTGAAAGCTGCAGGGGGGGCGTATGGAGGAGGGAGCGAGAACTACATCGTGGAAATAAAGGTTTATGAAAGTCATTACAAAGATGCGAGGTATAACGAAGCCGAGATTGCCCCAGCGTTAACGGCGCAAATGGGAACTGGCGGAGGGAACGTGCCACTGAAAATCGAAAAAGCGGTTTTAAAGCGTGGAGAAACGTTCGTGCGAAGGCTTACCCCGCTTGAATGTGAAAGGCTGCAGGGACTTCCTGATAACTGGACGGCATACGGAAGCGATTCGAAACGCTATAAAGCGATTGGTAACGGCATGGCGCAGCCGTGCGCAGATTTTGTGATAGAGAAGTTAGTGGAAGCATTAAAGGAGAGAGGCTTAAGCATATGAAACTTAAAGAATTAGTGAACAAAATTGATAACAATACCCCTTTATTTATAATTTGGGGTCCTAACGTTGAAGCTATATTCAAAAGAGAGCACGATCCTGACGTTATTCCAGAGAACTTATTGAAAATGGAAGTCGCAATAGTTTTCAATGAATTTAACTCCATGCATATACACGTGAAAAGGAATTCGAGGAAGGGTAGCTTTAGAGAACTGCTTAACTTCCTTCATGATTACGAATATATCGACGTGTACGTCGTCAACCGTGATGGCGCGAAAGAAAAAGTATATTCTGGCCGAGTTGCACTTTGCACCAATTATAAATATGACGATTGTTTAGTGAAAAGAATTAGTCCTCATAGGTCTGAATGGGGCGATAAGACTGAAATAGTGATAGAACCGTGCGAAGAGGAAGAGGAGAAAGCAAATGAAACTTAAAGAGCTGCTTGAAGTTATTCCAGATAACTGTGAAATTGGTCTTATACCATGGGATAATGGTTTTTCTGTTTCTTATGGAAAGAAAGCGGAAGCTATCGAGAAGCTAGCTTGTAGATACAAGCTCATTAAAGAGCAAGTCAAGAACATGGATGTAATACATGTTTATTCGGGGGTCAATGTAGAGGCTAACAATGTAGAGTGTCTGTCAAGAGCTACCTATCCACTTGATGTAATCCCTGAACTCATCATTGAAATTGAGTGAGGCGGAACGGATGAATAAGGATATACATGATAAGAACTTGGACGAGAACGGTATAAACGACGGAAGAAGATGACTAAGAAACAGTGCATTAGCATTGGTGTCTTATCTGCTATCTTAACTGGTGTCTTTATGTATTTGGTCTTTTACTTTCCGCATGAACTGGTCGAGGGTATGTTCTGGATTGTGTCTACTGCCTTTTGCTTTGGATGCTTCTACTTGCTGATTGCACTCATATGGACAAAGGGTGAGATCTTACCGAACCCTTATCCTAGCTTTTATCTGCCAGACCCATATTTTGAGAAGAAGGAGAAAAGAGATGTTCATTAAAAATGTGAATGGTGTCGATACAATATACATCTTTCCAGAAGAGTATGATGATATTGACTATTTGATTTTGAGTCGACTTCATGCTTTTCAGATTCATTCTTCTGTATGGTGTGATGCTGTAACTGCTGTCTACTCTTTGGCACTTAAAGGGGATGATAAGGAGAATATGAAACATCTTCTACAGAAGTGCTTAAAGGTAGCAGGAAGTACACCTGACAGTGAAATGCTTGCATGGAGTCCTGTTCATAACAGGTTTAGATTGATGCGACCTTTTAGGTATTATGCGGGTGCTATAGAAGACATTATCGCTTTTTTAGAGAAGGAGAAAAGAAAATGATAGATGACGGAACAAAGATTATTGATGACTTCCGTAGGGTGTGCAAGGAAGTTCAGCCTGATCTTAATGCCCACGATGGGTCTATCACAGTAATTTACAAGAGAAATTCTTTTTGTCATTTGTTTGATGCTATTGGAGAGCTGTATTATACACTTGTAGCTTTCCATATTCCGACAAAGTATCTCAATATTGATGTTGCATCCCATACTGTAAAGATCAAGGTTGACTACAAGGGTCTTAAAGTATTGTTTCCAGTTTACGGAGAAGAAGAAGAAGGAGAAAACAGATGAATAAGAATATAGTGCAACGTTATGGAGCTTCTGCGAATTGTAACATCGCGAAAGAAGAAGCCGCAGAGCTTATCCATGCGATCTCAAAGTGGGAACGTGTAAATGGAGTTGGCTATAAGACTGACACGACGCGAGAAGATGCACTAGAGAACCTCATTCAGGCGGTGGCAGACTGTCAGAACGCGCTGGATAGCATGGTCTATGCACTGCTTTTAGATAGAGATGCGATCAAGAAGAAAATCAAGGAAGCCGATGAAAGGGCAGAGCGTCTTTATGGGAGAAAGAATTGATAACGATGCAATTGGGAAATTTACGAGTTTGAGACCAATTAGCAAAGAAAGGGATTCAAAGAAAGGAGGAAACAATAAATTGATTACGATAATGAGAAAAGGGAATCAAGCGGTACAAATTACAACTGCGAAGTCGGCGGATCTACACCGTGCCATTGAATATATCACGCTTGTAATAGTTGCGGACAAGCATGGACGATTTATGTTACAAGCAAACGAACAGTATTCGGAAAGTAAAGATACCGATGCAATTAGGAATCATAAGAACATTATTAAACGTTATAAGCTGCAAGGGTTCAAGGTAACAGAAGATTAAAAATAGTTAATGTGGAGGCTTAAAATGGACACGATTGAAATCTTAGGAAATTTAACAAAAGACCCTGACGTAAGGGCTACTAAAACTGGCGGCTGCATGGTTAGGTTTAGTGTTGGATCAAATCGCAAATATCAGGACAGAGCAACTGGGGAAATGAAAGAGGTAGCTAGTTTTATTCCGTGCGTTGTTTGGAATGAGCTGGCAGAGTCAGCGGCGAATTATTTAAAAAAGGGAAAGCGCGTATATATTAAAGGACGTTGGGAAAGCCGAAAGTATCAAGATAAAAACGGGCAGGATAAATATATCACGGAAATTGTTGTTAATTTCATTGCTTTACCGCTTCCTGTCAATTATCAAAAGCATGGGCAAGCACAGCCGCAGAAACAACAGTGGAACAATGGTCAAAACTATGGACAACAGCAGAGCGGCTCATTCGAGCAGTTCGGACAGGCGAAACCCGAAGGGAACTATCAACCACGGTATCAGGATGAAGATATCCCGTTCTAATTAGTGGAGGCAACGGATGGAGCAAGAAGTGCGAACGTTGGGTGACGTAGAACTTACGATTACGGTGGAAAAAATACTGGAACTTGCGAAAGAAGTTGCCAAAACCACCGTAAACGAGATAAACGAACTGGAAGAAAAGAAAAGAGAAGTTTATAGTCCACAAAAAGCAGCTAAAAAAATGCTTTCGGACTATCGAAGATTAAAAAGGGTAGCGACAGATGAGATCCAACCCACGAAAGAAGAAGCGATTAGCTTGCAGTGGGAATATCTTCGAGAGCTTATGGGAAATCCTGATGAAAAGTTATATGCGGAAAAAGTCGCATACATAACAGAACGCAAACTACAGTACAATTATTATAAGGTCAAAAAGATCGAGAAAGCGGTTTCCTTTTATAAACAGGAGTGTGAAGATAACGGAAGCGAAGAATCCTTGCGACGCTACCGAGTTATAGATGCCTTATATATGAATAAAAATAAAGCATCTGTGCAGGAAATAGCAGAGCAAGAACATGTGTCAGAGAAAACAATCTATAAGGATGACAATATAGCGAGAAGTATTATTGCTATTTACTTGTCATCTATGTAAGTCTAAAGATACGTTCTGATCTATCGGAGCGTATCTTTTTTTAAAAATCCTTGTCGACAATTTACTAATTTAGACAACAAATCACTTTACAAATCAGGCAAAATGTAGTAATATATATACAACAAAGGAAATAGTTAGTAAATAACAGGAGGCACAAAATGAAGTACAGCAAAATTGTTAAAAGAAGAGGCAGAAAGTTCCGTTACAACTACGAAAGAGGACTTATTGAATGGATTGACAAGAACGACAATGGCGAATGGGAAGTTATTGACGCAGTAGGACTCCGAAAAGAAAGTTGGGAAAATAAAGGACTTCGAGATGAATATCTGTTCATTTGGAACGTAGATATTGATGATGAGCTTAAATATATGGCAATGGATTAAAAAATAAGAAAGGGGAGTTACTTATGTTTACCGTAAAAATTATGACGTCGGAAGCGGCATTCAGAGATGATTCAAGTGGACAGGTGGATGCAAGTGGGAACTACCCACTTGATCCCACTGCATGCGAAATCCGAAGATTGCTAAAGCTGATTTCGCAAAATCTTGAAGAAGGTTATACTGGTGGAATTGCCTTTGATTACAACGGAAACAAAGTCGGGGAATGGAAATTGGAGGACTAAAAATGTACGATCCGTTTACTAATGACCAAGACAGAGTATGGGACATGCTGCTGGATTTGGAAAATGATAATGAAATTGCGGAAATTGCTGGCGAAGCAACAGAACATGGGAGCGACGTGTATTTCTTTCGAACCCATGAAATTGATTACATCATGAGAGATGTAAACAATGATTTCCTAAGCCTTGCGGAGGCTATAAGCCAGTCAATAGATGAGCATAAGTTTTCTCTTGGGTGTGAATGGCAAGCCTATGCGTCGCTGAATAATAGATTTTCTTCCAGTGACGAGCTGGATAAGTTGATGTTTCCTTGGAAAGAGGAAATTATTCAAGGAATTTTAATGGATTCGTATCTAATGGAAAGAGTCGGGTTTACGGAGGAACAGGAATGAGAAGATACAGGATTTTAAAAACAGAGATAATCGAAGATGGACACGGAGTAGCTATTCAGTTTGAGACTGAAGGTGAAATTCACAATCTGTTTTGGCAATGCGGATACGATGGAAAAGGAGGACTGTTTCGAATCCGCGACAATGATTTTAATGCTTGCGATTATTGGTTTTGGCTGGACGATAGCGAGAATGGGTGTCCTGATTCATTCTTGCCTGATGCAGACGAATATGAAAAATATGACTTAATTGAAGATATTGCTGCATGTGCTATCCCCGCTATTGGATCAAGTGCAGACGATGTGTGGGCAAGATAAAAGAGGAAATCGGAATGAAAATCACAGGAGAGCAGATTAAAGAGTGGAATAGAAAATGCGGGAACGGGTTTAAAGTAAACGACAGGCAAGCAATTTTGTGGGGTCAAAAATGTCTCCACAAATATATCCGGCTTCGTCCTGAATACGTTTTAGAGGTATCAATCGAATGGCGAACAGAAAGAGACATATGGGGACAAAAATTGGTATATCCTGTTCTTTGGTTTAATGAATGGCATGAAGAAGGTGATTTAATGTCAAGCACGCTTGGAATGGGATACGAAGTGAAATTGCAAGAGGATGGAATAAAGAGAAAAAATTTTAACTACCTTCTTCGACTATCAAATGCTGATGACGGACTAAAGGATGAGCAACTACTCCAGTTGTTTTATAAATTATCTCGAGAAAAGGAGCTTCGTTATGTATAAACGTAAGACAAAGGACGTGTATATTATTCGGGGCAGATACTTAGGGATGCCGGAGGAAGATATTGATACCGCAGATACGTTTAAAGAGGCTAGGTATCTAAAGGGTGAATATGAACTTGCCTTTGGTACTGACTGGAATATTTACATAGAAAAAAGGAGGGAGAAAATTGAATGTATTTGAAAAGTTTATGAATCCACCGGATTCTCCGTACACGAAGTATCGAGGTATTGGATTCACGCCGGATCAGTTTATCAAAATGACGGAGGAATACAAAAAGTGCTTCACGTATTATTGTGAATGCGTAATAGCGCAAAATGGGTTGGTTTTTCTTGCTAGCCCGTCACATGACATTGAGATGCAACGGCTAAAAAAGCATGGGTATCGTGGGTTAGTCATGGTTTGGTATGAAGGTATCTGTCCTGACGATACGTCCCTAAAAATGACGAAGGCACAGATTGATGCAGTTAAAAAGCTCGTAGAAGTTGGATTAGTTAGTGGAGCAAGCTATGAAAATTGAAAAGATTACAGTATCAGGATTAAATAGCGCATTGGCGGCTATTGGCTTAAGTTACGGCGATGAATATGATCCTTTTAAGGTTAGCACTAAAAAACTTGCAAATACACTTGTTAGCCGTGGGGTAAGTAGCGGAGAGGCAAATTTTCTTGTCGGAGCGCGTGTTGGTATGACAATCACTGCAAGTATAAAGTGGTGGCAACAGGCGCAGCGTTATCACTGGTTTGACATTGTAATGAGCCAGGGCTTAATGCATTGCGTGGCGAAACGCAACTGGACATTTGCAGAAGGGACACCGAAAGAAGTAATAGAGGCGTTTGAGAATAGAGTAAATGAATTTTATGATGCATTGCGAAAGAAAGAAACGGTAGATAAAAACGTATTGATCTATAGCGTTCCAGTGGGTTTGGAAGAGCGAGCGCGTGTAAATACCAATTATTTGCAGCTAATGAACATGTACAAGCAGAGAAAAAATCACGCGCTGCCGGAATGGCAAGAGTTTTGCAGAGTGGTAGAAACACTCCCGAAGATGAAAGGTTTTTTAAAGGCAACAGGAGAGTAAAAATGTACAGAAATGAAAAAGACTGCTTATGTAACTTGCTTGATTGTGGAATTGATGACCTCGAAATGATTAAAGACTGCAAGTATGATCTTCGCGAACTCGTTAATAGATATATCACGTATGAAGAAGCAATGCCTGATATAAATGGGTTAATTGAAGAGATTTTTACAAAAGGAAGGGATGCTTTAGAAAAAGCAGTGTGGGAAGAATCAAAGCGTCTTAGGTTAAATGGCATCAATGAAAATGAGTCACCGCTAAAAGAAATTGGACCTTTGAGTGCATACGCTGACATTCGTTATAAGGCTAATTGTTTCGTTTCATACATCAGATTTGTAGGGAATGAAAAATTATGGCGGCGTTATTTTCAAAAGGAGATTGAAAAAGTCGAGAATGATATGGGGTTCGAGATTGAGCATAGTGATGAATACACCGAAGGATAAAGGGAGGAAATAGCTATGAATCAAAATGAAGATATTATTTGTGGCTTGCTAAATTGCAAGGTTGAGGATATTAGCTATATTCGCAATTGCAAATATAGCATTCGTGAACTGGCAGAGTGGGCATTTTATCAAAATGCGTACCCGGCAGACCTTAAAGACATTTGTGATGAAATATTCAAAAGAGGACTGGTTGATCTTCACAATATTCAGCAAAAAAAATATGCTGAACTCAAAACTAAACATGATCCATGCTCACGTTGCGTCGGGAAATTATGGTCGTTCAAGGATATTTCTTATGAAACGGATTGCCAAAGCCCCCATATCTATTTTGTAAAAAACGAGGATGACTGGAGAGCTTTCTTCAATGATGAGATTGAAAGAGTGGAAGGTGAGATGGGATTCAAGATTGAGCATAGCGACGAATTTATTAGAGGGCAAGAAGCACTGGCAGAAGAGCAGAGAGACGCAATGACAGATGTTTTAGGTTGAAAGGGGATGCGTAAAATGATATTATCGTTCTATACAAATGTAAGGAAATAGTTCACATTTAGGGCATAGGGGATGCCATGTTTTTGCGTTAAGGAAACGCTGAATTCAATCAACTATCTTTTAGACATCATAAGGATTTACAACTATGGTTATTAACTACGAACTGGTTGCCGAAGACAAGAAGACCGGCGCGCGGGCAGGGCTCCTGCACACGCCTCATGGCACGTTCAAAACGCCGATGTTTATGCCGGTCGGCACACAGGCGACAGTCAAGACTGTCACACCCGAAGAACTCGAAGACATGGGCGCGCAGATCATCCTCTCGAATACCTACCACCTGTTCCTGCGTCCCGGCACGGAGCTGATCAAAGAGGCTGGCGCGCTGCATCGTTTCATGAACTCGGCGCAGGG